AGATGTCTGGTGCCTGGTCTACCTATCTACCCAATGTGATCCAGGGTGGGTAGGGGCAGTTCTACTGTCGAGGACGTCTGGGACGTCTCTCTCGATGGGAAACCATCGTGAACCTCTCTCTAGGAGAGAGGCAATATATGCTGTGAGGCATTTATGAACTCCCCTCATGTGGCCCATGAGGTAACCTTTGCGCGGCACGACTTGGGAGTGGAGGCGAGCGCCGTCCGTAGGGACGTTAAACACTCTTCAAACACACCACGATGGCGAAGTCTAACAAAAACCCAAAGAAACATGGGGGTGGGGGAAAAGGTCATGGACCCAAGAAGGAGAAGCCTTCCCACCCCAAACAATCTAAAGGGAAGAACAAGATCAAGGATCAATTAGACTTAGGCGATCATGCAGACCAGGCACCAGACATCATAGATGTGCTTGGCGATATTGGGGCAGCTCCAGACAAGGAGCCTATAGACCCCCATGCAGCGCGTGACAATGAAGGAAAAGTTCCGCATCCTCCGTATAAACAGCTTAAACATACAGCGGCCTTGCAAGTGGCAATTAGAAAGATGGATAGATTCATCGATCTTGCAGAGGCGACCATAACGGACTTGGAGGCGGAACAGGATTTTGATAGTCCAGGTAGACTGACACCAAAGAATTTCAAGGATCCCAAGGTGTCCAGCTGGTGGAGCTGGATCCAACGCCGGAAGGACCCTATCATATCGAGAAGGAGCGACGAGCCTAGTGGCAAGTTGTTCACTGACCGTGTTAGGCGATATACCAGGAACGTCCGCATAGCGGCAGGTTCAGCCAGTTTCTTGACCATAGCGGGCTGCACTGCGCTAGCAGTGGCGACACATGGTGCCGCCATTCCCCTCATTGTTGCTGCAGGAGTTGGTTCTACGGCCTATGCCGGCGGTGTAGGAGCCGCTGTTGGAGCGCCTGATATAGCAGAACATGCTGCTAAGGCCACAACGTATTACAACTTCTGCCCCCTGATTGTTAGTAAGTATCAGGAGAAGCGCGTGAACAAATGGCTGCTGGCCCACAAGTCTAACGTGTCAGCTTGGAGACGCCAATGTGTAAATTTGTTAGACGACATCAGACTGCTCGGCCAGGCAGTCCGAGATATTAATGTCAACAAGGACAGATGGGATGAGTACCCGGTGTTAGACGCACTCCAACTATCCAATGACATTATCCGGCCCGAAATGATATCAACAAAGAATGTCATCGACACCTTCAACAGTCTACTCAGCGTATTCTGTGACTTGGTGTCAAAACCCCCACAGTACGAGGAGAATCAACAAGTTAGTGACATTCTTACTAAAGGGGCCGGAAAGATCGCGCAGGAGGGCCACCTCATGCGAGATGACAAGAAGGCATATGCCTACCAACAAGTCGAGAACCTAAAAGTAGAGTTGGGGCCGCATACGTGCGGCTTTGATCTCGACGACCCAGCTTGTGTACATACTGCACGCTATAGAATACGCAACATAGTCAAGCTGGCGCTTGGGGAGGAGCACAGTGATCTTTTCCGTGACCTGGAGAAGTACTTCTGGACCCCTAATGACCGTGACCTGGATCACGCCGTATACATGAAACATGAGGGCTTATTGTCCCGTGTACGGCAGGTCACGGCCCCCGAGCAGTGTTGATGGCGCCTAGAGTGGGTGCGCGGGAAGTCCACAGTTCCTCGAGTCTCCAAAGAGGAACTGCGTAAGGTTGGACTTCATCGCGTACGCTACTTTGGGCGCCAACAACCGTGGAGAACCACCTATCACATGCCGGGGGTAGGTTCCCACGATAAATACTTTGTCTACAACCAGGATGTTGGGACTGCGTTAAGGGCAGCGGCCGAAAGGATCTTTTACGTTAAGGGTCCTAATGGTTACTACCCACCTCCGCAGCCGACAGCCTCCTTCCGAGAGGAGCTCAGACGCGTTTACCAGCATTTTGTTAAGTTTGCCACTCCAGTAGGGATGATCACATTCGAGGAATATATCGCGAGTGTAGTACCGAAGAAGAGGAAAACTTATACTAATGCCATGAATTCGCTAAGAGTCAGACCCCTTACTCGTGACGATGCAGTCGTCACTATGTTCGTAAAGAACGAGAAGTATAACTTCACGACGAAGGAGGATCCTACACCACGTTGTATATCGACACGAGACCCCAGGTTCCATATTATGCTGGGAAGACATCTCAAACCAGTTGAACATAATATCTACCACTTAGTAGATGACCTTTATGGGACACGCACCATAACCAAGGGTATGAATGCACTTGACAAGGGCGAGCTCATATATCGTAAGTGGAAAATGTTCGACGACCCGGTGGCTATACCAATGGACGCTAAACGCTTTGATCAACATTTTAGTGAAGAGGCGTTCAAGTTTTGCCACTCCATATACATGCTGATGGTACCAGCACATGAGAAAGCACACCTCAATCGGTTGCTCCAATTCCAACTCAACAACATAGTAAAATGTGTTTGCAAGGATGGAATGTTTACGTATGAGGCTGGCGCGAAGAAGATGTCAGGAGACGTCGACACAGCGCTGGGTAATTGCTTGATCATGGCGTCTATGATATATTGCTGGCTAGTGCACGCTTTGGGCACAACCGGCAAGTTCCAAGTCATGGATGATGGCGATGATTCAGTTATTATCGTCGAAAGGGCAGACTACAAGCGCGCCACTCTTGGCCTTGAAGAGTGGTTCCTATCGCTTGGGTTTGAGATGGATGTCGAGGCCCCTGTTGATGTGTTGGAGCATATCGACTATTGTCAGTCTCGACCTGTTCTCGTTACCATGGATTCCGGTGAAACCGTGTGTCTCATGGTACGACATCACGACGTGGTCACAAAGGACCTAACCTCCCTGAAGCACATCAAAGACCCGCGCGACGCGCGTGACTGGTATAAAGCCGTATCCGACTGTGGGGTTTCGGCGAACCCTGGGGTTCCCGTCCTCCAGGAGTTCTACCAGATGTTTGATGTAGCCACGCGACACCAGCGGGGGAGAGGTAATATAGACATTGAAGACATGGGCATCGCAAGAATGTCTGCTGGGATGACGTTGAAGTCCAGTGTGCATTGGCAATCAAGGGTTAGTTACGCCATTGCATTTGGAATTCCTCCCAACAAACAGCGAGCCATGGAAAACAGATTCCGCAGACATCATGTGGATCTGTCCGGCACCATGCGCCAACAGCCTACTGGCGCAGATTGGTGGTAGGCGGGAATCAGTTTTGCACTTTTCATCCTAATAGTTAAACCAGATTATACTTAGGACGCGAAACGTATGGTACACAACAAACATAACCATGCCAAGAACAACAAACGTACAGGACAGACATCCACCAACACCACTGCAGTGCCGCTTGCACGCGACACAACCATTACCCGGCACAGTGACAACTCCGGGTGGCAGAAAGACAAAGAGAGAATCGCAGAGGTCATCGTTGATGAGGCCGGTTCTTTTGTCCTTTCCGTCATACAGCGCATCCAACCAGGTCTTGAATCGTTCGCGCCCTGGTTGGCAGAGACCTTCGGACAAGGGTGGGTCAAGTGGATCGCCCGAGCCTTATCTTTTAGGTTCGTGTCCGATGTGCCTTCTACGACGGCTGGAAACCTTGTCTTCGGATGGCTACCTGATGCCACAGCCAGGCTTCCCACGAGCATGGTTGAAGCGACACAGGCAGCAGTGTATGTGTCTGGGAATTTCAATTCCAATCACACACTCCGTATCCCCGCTAAGTGCTTGCGGGATGCATTCGAAGACATGAAATTCACCCGTCAGGGCTCTGTTGATGGCGACTTGAACCTCTATGATCTTGGAGTGTTCTTTGTCGCCACAGAGGGGTTCCAGGCCGCGTCGTTACCTACTACTCCACAGTGTGTGGGATTTGTTGACATGGAGCTTGACTCCATGTTTGCTGAAAAACAAGTCCCACGCCAGATCGTTACTGTGGGGGATGGGTTCAATTCTGAGTACACTGATGTGCTCATGATTGGCACCGGCGTGCCTGGGGCATCCCCTGTTCTGGGAATTAACAACAACAATCCCGCGGGGGTAATGTTGTACCGGAACACCTTAGCCCAAAACGATGAGCTGTACCTGCCACCGGGCACCTTTATTGTACATATTGGCTTTAAAGTTGCATCACTAGCCGTAGATCGGACGTTTGTGCAAATCAGGCGACGCGATCTCACAAATGACCAGATTGCCACAGCGGGTGACTCCACTATTGGCAATACGACCTCGGTCGACTTGGGGACTTGGTTTAACGCCAATATCCCTGGAACAGGTGACGACATGAACAACGAGATTAGGGGTACCTTCATTATCACTAATACCGGGAATGCCGTCCCTGTTAACGTCATCACTGATCCCTTGATGATGTACTCGACCAATCTTCGCTTGAAGATTTTCCCAGAAGCCACGACGTCAATTCCGTCTTTCGTGACAAATGACGACATCGGACATATCTATGTCCGAAGGTTATCTGCGGAGGGGCCGGTTGGTCTTTACGGGGTAGGGCAGGAGACATCCTCTGTTTCAACCTCCATTGCGAGGTATTTAGACATGATGTCTCTGCGTGGCGAGCGTGTTGACCTCGCATCCGCACTGACCCGCGCGCGTAAGCTCACATCCATCGAACCGATCGAACCAACACCACAACAGCAAGCACCACAACTACAGGAAAAATCAAAATCCACGGACACAACATCCGGGGAACCAAAAACAAAACAACAACCAGAAACCAGCACTGTAGATACTAGTACCAACCCACTACAACCATACTCCTTATCTATCCAGGAGTACCAAGGGACTGCTAAACGCATTGAGTGTAAGCTCCATCGCTGGACACGCTCACTGCCCATTGAAGACTACGGCCGATACCTTCATGCCCGCATACCGCAGGGTGACAACATCATGAGACGGAAGTTCCTGCTCCGCTTCATGTTGCACCTTGACGAAGTGGGTGACCCAGAAGGGCTACTACCGGACGTTAGAACACTGTTGGACCAGCATCCCTACTTCATCCTGGATGATGAGGGTCAGCTCCATGACACTGAAGTGTAGGCAACCCAAACCCTTACATAAAGCCGAGATCTGCGGACAAATAGTGCAAAGTTGTTTTACAAAAACGGCAAACCCAACCACGCCCACTTTGATATGTGGGCCGCCAACCATCAGCAACTTAGTGAGGCTGGCGTAGGCCAAATAATACAATCAGGTCTGTGTACAGCCTGCCGCAC